TGCATCGGCCTCTGCTTGTGCAATTACTTGTTCGTTAATTTGCATTTCTTTTTCATATGTTGAAAGCACATCACGTAAATTCTTGCCTTCTTCGCCTGACTCTTTGTCAAAAATATCTTTAAATTCTTGGCTGTCCATAATTGGTTTGCATTTTGCTCTTAACAAGTGTGGATACCAAGTTTGTGAAAAGCCTTCGCTAGGACGACTTATATCTTCAATTACATAAAATCGTTTTAGTGATACTTGGAAATCATTTAGTGCATAGTCATCTGCCAAGTGCGGTAGTTCTAATACATCGCCACTCATAAGTTTTCTACCAATCGACTCAACACTTCTGTTTAGATGGAATGTAATAAACACTGTATCGTTTTGTAAAAACATTCCAAACTGTGATAAGTCAAAATCTAAATCTTGTACATTGTAAATACCACGCAATGTATAAACATCGTCTGAATATTTTCTATCACGATTTTCTAAAAATAATAAATCCTGTATTTTAGTCTCAGGAATATCACTTACTCCTTTGGGTTGAGTTGGCGTTCCTACACCTGGCTCAACAGGACCCTCATATTTGTGAACAAATATGTCTGTTCCACCGATCTGAAATGCTTCATATACAGTCTTGTCTATAAAGCGATAATCAGCGGATTTCTCCGGTTTGTATAAACTTAATCTGGGCATAACAAATGTATTTATTGGAATGACGATCGAATAAATAATAGCATGAGCACACAATTAGATACCGCAAAAACAAAACTGTTTAATTACGTCAAGAAGTTGCTAGGTGACGGTATGATTGACGTTGAACTAGATGTTGATCACTACGAAGTAGCACTAGAGAAAGCACTTGGCAAATATAGACAAAGAGCAGAAAATGCTGTAGAAGAATCTTACGCATTTTTAGAATTAAAAGAGGACACTAACGATTACATACTTCCAAATGAAATACAAAGTGTCAAAGAAGTGTTTCGCAGAAGTATTGGGTCAAGAAGCGGTGGTGGTCAAGGTGGTACAATATTTGAACCATTCAACCTTGCATACACAAACACCTATCTATTAAGTTCTACGCAAATGGGCGGGTTGGCAACTTATATGGCCTTTGCTGGATATCAAGAACTTGTAGGTAAAATGTTTGGCTCTTTTATTAACTTTAAATTTGATCCAGTTAATCACAAACTAACAATAATGCAAAGACCTAGAGGCGATGAAGAAGTTATGTTAGCGGTGTACAATCAACGACCAGACTTTATTTTACTAAGTGATCCTTATGCAGGACAATGGTTAAAAGATTATACACTTGCAACGTGCAAATACATGATTGGTGAAGCACGTGGCAAATTTGCTACAATTTCAACACCGCAAGGAGGTACTTCATTAAACGGAGACGCACTCAAAGCGGATGCACAATCGGATATTGAGAAGTTAGAACAAGATTTGGCAAATTATGTTGACGGTTCTACTCCATTATCGTTTGTTATTGGATAAAAACACTTGACTTTTTTATTCACCTAGCATATAATAAACTTTTACATGGGATATATAAACTTACTATGATTGTTGGTTTCGTTGGCCTGATTGGCTCTGGAAAAGATACCTGTGCTGACACCCTTGTTAGCGAAGGTGGGTATAAACGTGTTAGTTTTGCCACTACACTTAAAGATGCTGTTTCTGCTGTATTTGGTTGGGACCGAGAAGCACTAGAAGGAAACACAGAAGAATCACGTGCATGGCGTGAAGAAGTAGATGAATGGTGGGCAGAAAAACTAGAAATGCCAAAACTTACTCCACGTTGGGTATTGCAATATTGGGGTACAGATGTTCTACGTAAAGGTTTTCATGACGATATATGGATTGCTAGTTTAGAAAGCAAACTGCTACAAATGAAGCAAGATGCTGTTATTAGCGATGTACGTTTCCCTAACGAAATTAAAATGATCAAAAGACTGCGTGGTAAAGTATACCGTATCAAACGTGGGCCTGATCCTATATGGTTCGATGATGCTATTAAACAAAACGAACATAATAAAGAAGCACTAGTTACTAAGAATATGATACTTACTGATAAGATGAAAGAGCAACACCCAGATGTGCATATTAGTGAATATGCTTGGGTAGGTGAAAAGGTTGATGGTATTATTGAGAATGATGGTACTTTAGAAGATCTAGGTAACGCTGTTAGAAGTCAGGTGTTAGGTCTCCCTGCTTCCAAGTAACACCTGTTTTTTGCATAATTCTTTGACAGTTAGCACAAATAGTTTTTAAGTTGCTATGCTTACAATTAGTTAAGTTTCCGTCTATATGATACACATTGAACTGTTCAGTGTGTTTGCTTGAATATCCACACTTATCACACTTGTCTTTTTGACGATATCCTGCTTTATGCCAAAACGGTATTCCGGGTGATCTGCCACTAGCACAACGATCACATTTACTTCTATAGTATGGTTTTTTGCCCTTGTAATAGTTAATAGCAACTGGGCGTTTCTTGCATTGCTTACATAAAGACCTAGTCATAACTGTATTTATCACGCCCTTTTCAACCCCTTTTCATACGTATATTAAGTAGCATTTTTCCTAGATCTGTATAAATACTTTTAGAAATACTAAAACCATACAAGGAGTATATAACATGGCACTATCATCACCCGGAGTTGAAGTTAGCGTAATCGATGAAAGTTTCTATACCCCAGCCGCTGGTGCTACAACACCTTTAATTGTTGTTGCTACTGCTGAAAGCAAACCATCAGGCACAGGGACAGGAACTGCGGCAGGTACACTAGCATCAAACAAAAATAAAGTTTACTTAATTACCAGTCAGAGAGAGTTAACAGAAACCTTTGGTAATCCAACTTTCTATACAGACACTTCTAATAACCCACTACATGGTAACGAATTAAATGAGTATGGTTTACAGGCGGCTTATTCATACCTAGGCGTGGCTAACAGAGCGTATGTTGTAAGAGCGAATGTAGACTTAGGAAAATTACAAGGATCAAACGATGCACCAGCAGGTGCTCCAGCAGACGGAACTTATTGGTTCGACACTGACGATTCTTTATATGGATTATTCCAATGGAATGGTTCTACACAAACATTTACAAATAAAACACCAACTGTTATTGGTGCATCATCAGATCTTACAGGAGTAAGTGGTGCAACATACACAGGTATCAAAGGAAGCGTTGGCGCAAAAGGCGACTATGCTGTTGTTACTTGGAATACAGAAAACAAAGTTTGGTACAAAAATGAAGATAACATTTGGGTACAAGTTGGTTCATATGACGAGTCAGCATTTGATGCAGTAGGATTTGCTTCATCAACTACTTGGAACTCAACTACTTGGAAAACAAGTTGGCCAACAATTACTGCTACACTAACACCGAGTGCATTAGGTAGCACAAACGTTATTATTAACAATACACAAGTTAACAATGCAGGTTCAACACCAGCAACATTTGTAGAAGCAATTAACGATGCGGCTATTCCAGGTGTTGGTGCTAAACTTGATGCTAATGATAGAGTTAAAATCTACTCAGACGGAACTTCAAGCACAGATGGTACAACTACTGACGGTGCGATTTTAATTGAAGAAGGGTCAGGACAAATTTTAACTGACTTGGGTATTACAGCAGGATACTTCCATTCACCGGAATTACAAATTTCAGCACACAGTTCAGTTCCATTATGGAGAGCAACTGATAGGGTTGAAGTTGGTGGAACAGGTTACAGTGGTTTAAGACCTACTGGTTCTGTTTATATGAAAACTACTACACCTAACTTAGGTGCAAGTTTAAAAGTTAAATTGTACAGCACAGGTACAGGCTTATGGTCAACTGTTGAAACACCAATTTACAACAGTGCGGCAGAAGCAATCAAAGCACTTGATTCAGAAGGTGGAAAAAATATTCCAACTGGAACATTATTTGCTTTAGCAAACACAACTGAAGACTCAAAACAAATTGCAGACTTCAAATTGCACAGAAGACTAATTCCAAGTCCTACAAGTGCAACTGGTAGTGTTTCTAATCCAACTATTAGTGCTGGTACAAAAACATTTACAATCGCTGAAACAACAGCAGGTGCAACAGCATTTACAAGTGCAAGTGTAAGTTTCACAGGCACTGATGCAGATGCACTAGTTGAAGCAATCAGTGACGCAGGATTAACAAACGTGGTTGCAGAAGTTACTGCAAACGGAAATGTTAAAATTAGTCACACAGTTGGCGGCGAAATTAGATTAACAGACGGAAATGGTACTCCGTTAGCAACAGCAGGCTTTACAAGTTCAGTTGACAACGTTTATGACGCTGGTAGCGAAGCAAGTGAAGATCTAGTTATTTCTAACTGGAAGCCATTGAGTTATGAAGCAAAAGCAGGTGCACCTACAAGTGATCCAGCAGACGGAACACTATGGTATAATACTACACTTGATGAAGTAGATATTATGGTACACGATGGTACTACATGGAGAGGCTATAACAAAGTATATAGTGATGCTGATCCTAAAGGCCCTATTGTTTCAGCAACTGAACCTACACAACAGTCAGACGGAACTTCACTAGTAAACGGAGACCTTTGGATTGATTCAGGCAACACTGAAACTTATGGACAAAAGATTTACAAATATGATGGCTTAAATCTAGAATGGGCGGCTGTTGATGTAGCAGACCAAACTTCAGAAGATGGTATCCTATTTGCTGATGCACGTTATGGTGAAACAGGTGTAACTGGTGACACTAAAGCAGACATTGAAGATATGCTTGTAAGTGATTACTTAGATCCAGATGCTCCAGATCCAGCATTATATCCAAGAGGTATGTTGCTATGGAACACTAGACGTTCAGGAAACAATGTTAAAATCTTTAGAACTACACACATTGATATTAACGAAAACTCAGGTAAGAACAAGAGATTCCAAGGTACTGGCGCTGTTTACGATGGCGGATCAGACGAGGCAATGGCTTCTTACAAAGTTAATAGATGGGTTGGTTGGAATACAACTGCTGAAGATGGTTCAGGATTGTTTGGTCGTAAAGCACAACGTAAAACAGTTGTTGCGGCACTAAAATCACAAATTGATACCAACGACGATCTAAGAGATGAAGAAACAAGAGCATACACATTGTTAGCGGCTCCTGGTTATCCAGAACTAACAAGCAACCTTGTAAATCTAAACATTGACAGAGGAATTACTGGCTTTGTTGTAGCAGATACTCCATTTAGATTATCAGCAAGTGCAACTACGTTACAAAATTATGGTAACAACACAGGTAATGCACTAGCAGATGGTGAAGATGGATTTGTAACATATGATGAGTATATGGCAACATTTTATCCATCAGGATTTACAACAGACTTAACTGGTAACAACATTGTTGTTCCACCAAGTCACATGATGCTTAAAACTATTGCACTGAGCGATCAGGTATCGTTCCCATGGTTTGCACCAGCAGGTACAAGACGTGGTGGTATTAGCAATGCTTCAAGTGTTGGTTATATTAATGATGAAGGTGAATTTACACCAGTATCATTAAACGACGGTACAAGAGATACAATGCAAGGTGCTAAGATTAACCCAATCACATTCATTACTGGAAGTGGATTGGTTAACTTTGGACAAGTTACAAGAGCAAGAAACGCAAGTGCATTAGATAGAATTAACGTAGCACGTTTAACAGCGTACCTAAGACGTCAATTAAATCTACTTGCTAAACCGTTCTTGTTTGAACCAAACGATAAGATTACACGTGATGAGATCAAACAAGCGGCAGAAAGTTTATTGCTTGAGTTAGTAGGTCAAAGAGCACTATACGACTTCCTAGTTGTATGTGATGAAACTAACAACACACCAAGCAGAATTGATAGAAATGAACTTTACTTAGACATTGCTATTGAACCTGTCAAGGCTGTTGAATTTATCTACATACCATTACGCTTAAAGAACACAGGCGAAATAGCAACTTTGGGGGCTCAATAATGAAGATAAATAAAACTGTAAAAGGAGCAAGATAATGGCAATTTCAAGTTTAAGTAGATTTACAGTTCCATTAGCAAGTGACCAGTCAGCATCCACCCAAGGTTTGTTGATGCCAAAACTAAAGTATCGCTTTAGAGTATCACTTGAAAATTTTGGTGCTGGAAGTCCAAGTGTAGAATTAACAAAGCAGGTTATTGATGTAACAAGACCTAATGTAAACTTTGAATCTGTAGCAATTGATGTCTACAACTCAAAAGTTTACTATGCAGGTAAACATACATGGCAACCAATCACAATCACTCTAAGAGATGATGTGAACAACTCAGTTAACAAACTGTGCGGTGAGCAACTTCAGAAGCAATTTGACTTCTTCGAACAGTCAAGTGCGGCATCTGGTGTTGATTACAAGTTCAAAGGTAGAATCGAAATACTTGATGGTGGTAATGGCGCTAATGCTCCTAGCGTACTTGAAACTTTCGAGTTAGTAGGTTGCTTTGTTCAAGATATTAACTACAACCAGTTATCATACAGTGATTCAAATC